TTCAATGATATAATGTGAACACTTAACGAAATCAAGCCGCAAGGCGAAGATTGAGTTTACAAATTTTCCTTCCAGCTCGGCAAAGTCCTTTCAAAAGTAAATTTCTCAATTCAAAAATTAGTTTGATTTTGGGAGTTAATTTTGCAAAGTCTTTTGATACCTTACACAAGCCCAGAAAGGTAATTCACTATGAAAGATTTGGGAAAAACCATCGCAAGACATAGAAAAGAACACAAGCTAAAGCAGAGCCAGCTTGCGGACAGGCTCACAAGTTACGGTATCTTTGTAAAGCCAAATACTGTAAGTGCCTGGGAATCAGGACTTTCTCTGCCAAGCTCCAAGCAACTGCTAGCTATATGCGAGATTTTAAACAATGGGAATAGTAGATAAAGCGATTGCTGCAATCTCGCCTAAATGGGGTGCACAGCGAGCAAAAAACCGCTATGTGATGAATGCTTATGAGGCGGCAATGCCAAATCGTACACATAAAGCAAAACGTGAAAGCCAAGGTGCAAACGTATCGACAAAACAAAGTGCGGTAAGTTTGCGAGAGCAGGCAAGGGCATTAGACCAAAATCACGATATTGTGATCGGCATTTTGGACAAGATGGAAGAGCGCGTGATTGGCTCTAGAGGAATCCATATTGAACCACAACCGCTCAAATTAACAGGTGATGTTGATGAGGAGCTGGCGGAACAAATCCGCAAAAAATGGGCGGAATGGTCTGTTCGACCAGAAGTTACTGGACAATTTACCCGCCCTGAACTTGAGCGGATGTTGTTACGAACGTGGCTCCGTGATGGGGAAGTGTTTATCCAACTTGTACGAGGCAGTGTAGCAGGTCTCAATCACAGCACCAAAATCGCATTTAGCCTTGAGGCATTAGAGCCTGATTTTGTGCCGATGAATACCCTTGATACGGCAAATGTAATCCAAGGGATAGAGATTAATGCTTGGCGCCGTCCTGTGTCTTACCGCGTTTACATGGATAACCCACAAGAAAACAACCGAACTTACGGGCGACTTAAATCAGTGCCTGCAGAAAATATGTTGCACCTTGCGTTTAAAAAGCGCTTGCACCAATTGCGTGGCGTATCGATGTTGCACGGTGTAATTATCCGACTTGCTGACCTTAAAGACTACGAGGAGAGCGAGCGTGTCGCAGCACGAATTGCCGCCGCCTTTACGATGTACATCAAAAAAGGGGATTCCTCGCTTTACGGTGACAATGATGAGTACAGCGCGGATAGCCCTGAGCGCGACTTTGAAATCGCACCTGGTGCAATCATTGATGATTTAAAACCTGGTGAAGATATTGGGCTAATCAATTCTAATCGCCCAAATGTGAACCTTGAAACCTTTAGGAATGGTCAATTAAGAGCAACGGCGGCAGGCACTCGCTCAAGTTATTCAAGCATTGCCCGTGACTATAACGGCACTTACTCAAGCCAGCGCCAAGAGTTGGTGGAAAGCTTTGAGGGCTACTCTGTTTTACAAGATACCTTTGTTGCGCACATTTCCCGCCCAATTTACCGAGAATGGCTAAAAATGGCGATTGTCAGCGGTGAAATTGAGGTGCCAGTCGATATTGATCCAGCGTCACTTTATAACGCTGTTTATAGTGGCCCAGTGATGCCGTGGATTGATCCAACCAAAGAGGCGCAAGCGTGGAAAGAGCGCATTAAAGGTGGGTTGGCAACGGAAAGCCAAGCTGTACGAGCAAGCGGTAGCAATCCAGCAGAAGTTAAACGAAGACGAAGAGTTGAGGTTGAGGAAAACCGAAAATTTGGTCTCAAGTTTGACACGGATTTAACTAACACAGGTACGACAAATGAAAAAACAAAAGATGATTCTGGCGCCAATAGCGATGGCAGCGAACGTGACAAAGACGAATAACCAGTCTTGGTACTCAATCAAAGCCAAAGCCAACGATACGGCAGAAATATCAATTTATGATGAGATCGGATTTTGGGGCGTATCTGCTGCGAGCTTTGCGCAGGATTTAAAAGACTGCGGAAACAACATTAAGCAGATTAACCTACACATCCACTCACCCGGTGGCGATGTATTTGATGGGATCGCTATCTACAACTTGCTAAAAAATCATCCAGCCAATGTGACGGTTTACATTGACGGTTTGGCGGCAAGTATGGCGAGCGTTATTGCAATGGCGGGCAATGAGGTAATCATGCCTGAAAATGCAATGATGATGATCCATAAGCCTTGGGGCATCCAAGGCGGCGATGCGGAGGATATGCGCAAATATGCCGACTTATTAGACAAGGTCGAAAATACGCTAATCCCAGCTTACGCAAACAAAACAGGAAAAACACCTGAAGAATTAGCAGAAATGCTATCAGCAGAAACTTGGCTCAACGGAAAAGAATGTGTTGAACAAGGATTTGCAGACAAACTAGCCGAACCACTTGTGGCGATGGCGTCTATTAAATCACGAAAATTAGAGGACTTTGAAAATATGCCAAAAGCAATGAAAGACATGTTGTTTAAGCCACAAGGCAACGCTGGCGCATCTGCACCACAAGCAACACCAACTCCAGCACAACCGGCGCCAACCGTACCAGTAAATCAAGCACCAACAGCTCCGGTAGATAACACCGCACAAGTGCAAGCCGAATTAAATAAACGCAACGCTGACATTAAAGCGGTATTTGCACCGTTTGGTACTACGCACAATGATTTGTTGGTGGAGTGTTTGGGTGATTTATCAATTACTCCTGATCAAGCCAAAGACAAATTATTAGCAAAACTTGGTGCAGGCACAACGCCAAGTGCAGCGCCTACCGCATATGCTGGAAATGGTAATATCGTTGGCGACAGCGTGAAACAATCTTTGTTAGCTCGTGCAGGCATCGATAAAGACAAAGCAGACGCCAAAGACAATGCCTACAACGCAATGACCTTGCGCGAACTTGCTCGTGCGTCATTGGTCGATCGTGGTATTAGTGTTGCAGGCCAAAATGCAATGAGCATGGTTGGATTGGCGTTTACCCACTCAAGCTCTGACTTTGGTCAAATCTTAATTGATGTGGCGCACAAATCCTTGCTCAAAGGTTGGGAAACCGCAGCAGAAAACTTTGATCAATTTACCTCTCGCGGCACATTAACCGACTTCCGCGCGGCGAAACGTGTTGGTTTAGGTGATTTTGGTTACTTACCGCAAGTCGGTGAGGGGGAAGAGTACACCTACGGCACAATCGGCGATGAGGGCGCTAGCGTTGCATTAGCGACTTACGGACAATTATTTAGCATTACTCGTCAAGCAATCATCAATGACGATATGCACTTGTTGACAAAAATCCCTGAAAAAATGGGACAAGCTGCACGTGCAACAATCGCTAAATTAGTGTTTGCGTTATTAACCGGTAACGCGATTGCACAAGATGGCAAAAAATTATTTGATGGCTCGCACAAAAACTCATTTGATAATGCTGCATTAGATGTGGCCAATATTGATAAAGCAATTCAAATGATGAATGGATTTGTCAATACTCGTGGTGAACCATTAGCAATTGAGCCTGATTTTATGTTGTTACCAACCTCACTTTATACTCGCGCTAAACAAGTTCTAGGTTCAGCAAGTGTTGAGGGAGCTGATATTAACTCTGGTATTATCAATCCAATCCGTGACATTGTGCCGACAGTTAAATCCGCTCGTTTACAAGTTGCCGATCCAAAATCTTGGTACTTAATCAACAAAGAGGCAATTGAAGTTTCTTACCTTGACGGCATTGATACGCCATATATGGAGCAACAACAAGGTTTCACTGTTGATGGTGTATCTACTAAGGTGCGCATTGATGCAGGTGTTAACGTGATTGATTACCGAGGAATTGTAAAAGTTACCAATAAGTAACTTAACATCCCATAAATAACGACCGCACTTCGATTAAAAGTGCGGTTTTTTATTATCAAAATTAAAGGATCATTAAATATGTCTAAAAATTACCTACAAGACGGAAACACCGTGCGTTTTACCGCTACTGCAGACGTAAAAAGCGGTGATGTAGTAATGTTAGAAAACCTTGCTGTAATCGCAGTATCTCACGTTGCACAAAATGAAACAGGCGTTGGCTTAACTACAGGTGTATTTACGGTGAAAGCAAAAGCGGAAGATGATATTAAACAAGGAGCAATTGTTTACTGGTCAGCAACCGATGGTGCAACCATTACCGCTGGTAGTAACAAGCGTTTAGGTATTGCTTGGAATGCTAGTGGCGTATCGATGGGCACTGTAGATGTCAAGATCAACGCTTAGTCCGTTTGATGACGCGCTCGCACAGGCGGACAAAGTCATATCAGATGTGATGATGTCCGTCTATGTTATCAACGGCAAAAAATACAAAGCTGTGCTTGATGAAAGCCCAAAACTAATGAGTGGCAATTACACCGATGATTACTTAATTAATGGCACGACGCGTACTCTCACTCTTTTTAAAGCATCAGGATATAAGCCAAAACTTGGAGATATCATTACTTCTTCAACAGAGGAATATGTTGTGCGAGGGTTTAGCTTTGAAGATAAGAAGATCGTACTGCAATTGGAGTAAATATGGCGGTGAAAATTGAAGGGATGGCAGCATTACAAGCTAATATCCAAAAACTGGCTAATCAAGTCGCGCCTAAAGCGGCAGCAAAAGCGATTAATAAGGTAGCGAGAAGTGCAATCAAAAATGGAACAAAAAATGTATCCAAAGAGATTCATGTGCCAGCTAAATTAATCCGCAAGCGAGCTCGATTATCCCAAAAAGCAACATCGAATCGACCAGTTGCAAAAATACGAGTTGATAGAAGAAATTTACCGTTAATTCGATTATTGGAAAACCCTAGACGAACCATGCGAGCGAGTAAAGGGCAAATCAGAATAGGCAAATATCAAATACAACGCGGTTTTATTCAAACTCTAGCAAATGGTCGTAAACACGTTATGCAGCGACAAGGTAAAGAGCGGTATTCAATTGATGTTGTTAAGATTCCGTTATCTAGACCATTAACAACGGCTTTCCATAATGAGTTAAAAGATTATTCAAGTCAGATCAGAGTCGAACTGACAAGAGAGTTGAGTGACATTTTTAAAAAATAGAGGATTAAATGCTAATTCATAAGAAGATTCGACATCAAGTGTCGGATATGCTCAAAAGCAGTATAAAGGGTGTTGAGAATATTTATTCTGGGCGCCCTTTATTTATTGATATTGACCAAGAAAAAACAGCTATCGCAGTGTTTCTTGATGAGATTTCGTGCGAAGAGGTAGATCTCTGTCATCACGAATATACCGCAGCCTTAAATATCGCGATTTATCTGAAAACTGCTTTAGGCGACGACGCATTAGATGATATTGCAGACAAAATCAAAGAGCGATTAAGCATAGCTATATCTAATGATGAATTATCGGAAAATATTTCTGAAATGACTCTTATTAGCTACGAATACGAGCAAGATACGACGAATCGCACTTGGTTCGTTTCTAACCTTAAATATCAAATTAAGTATGAGGACTAGATATGCCTACACAAACTACACCTTTTCAAGGCACTAAATTTTATTTAGGTACTGGTCTAACCGAAGGCAAAGCAGTCACAGCCGTAACGGTTAAGCCTAATGCAACCATTACATCAGCAGGGCATGGTGCCAAAGTAGGGGATTTTATTAAGTTAACTGGTTTAGGTGCGCTTGATGGATATTATCCTGTAAAAGCCGTTACCAACGACTTAATTACACTTGCAGATGAAGTTGATTGGACAAGCCAAGATGCGCCGGCCAGTTACGCAGCAGCTAAAGTGGCTACCGTGAAATGGTCATCTAATTTCTGTGCGATTAAACAGATTGAGGGTGATGGCGACACATTAGGTGAAGAAGATATTACAACTATGTGTTCTGAAGGTACTGAAACAGAAGCGGGTGAGATTGAGTATGGCTCAATTAAATTAACATTCTTCTATGCACCAGGTACCGCAATGCAATCTGACTTGCGCAAGAAGTTTTATGCGAAAGAAACCTTCCCTTGGATGATGATTTTGAAAAATGGTCAAGGCTCTCTTTACGGCACAGGATTTATCCAAACCTCACCAAATTTCAGTGGTGAAGTAAAAGGTAAATTTGAATCGGGTGTAACGATTAAAAAATCAAAACGCGATTATTTATTGCCGGTTTCCGCATAGAAAAAAGTGCGGTGAAATTTGACCGCACTTTAAAAAAACAAACCCGAAGAGTTAGCGCTCCTCGGGTTTTTCATTCCAATTAAACCATACTTAAAAGGAATAAACTTCATTGGAAATTATAACTAACTTTCTTCCTTTATTCAAGGAGCAAGCTATGCAATATGGGTTATGGGAAACGACCTTA